GCTTGGGATAGGGCGCTGGTGGGGCGGGTATAAAGTCATCGAGTTATGCGATCCTGAAACTGGACGATTTCTTGCTACAAATCAATCTGATGAGATGTGGGCGCGGATAATCCTACGCTCTGCTAATGCCGACTCTGGACTTGAGGCTGCAACGGCTAATGCAGCTTGGCTGGATGAGTGCGGTCAGGACGAATGGGATGTCAACGTATGGGAGGCTGTTCTTAGACGCTTGTCTATCAATCACGGGCGGGTACTCGGTACCACAACGCCCTACAATGTTGGCTGGGTGAAGAACAATTGGTATGACCTATGGAAGTCAGGCGATCCTGATTATGATGTTGTTAAATTTAGTAGTAACCTGAATCCCGCCTTCCCAGAGGACGAGTATCAGCGAGCTAAGCGCACAATGGCGGAGTGGCGGTTTAGAATGTTTTATGATGCCGACTTCGCCGTGCCAGAAGGCTTGATTTATGGGATGTTCCGTGACGAGTGGTACGTGGATAACTTTATGCCCCCGCCCGATTGGGAGCGGTTGATTTGTATTGACTTCGGCGGTGCTAATACTGCCGTAATTTGGCTGGCAGAGGATGCTTCTCAGGATCCGTCTATCTGGTATACATATGATGAGTATCTCGAAGGCAATAAATCTACGAGTGAGCACGTTCAAGAAGTATTAAGTAGATTGAATAGGCAGAATGTAGTAAAATATACAGCAGTAGGAGGCTCTCCCGGTGAGACCCAGCAAAGAATGGACTGGGCTGATAGTGGGCTTGTGGTTTACCGTCCTTATGTATCTGATGTTGAGTCCGGGATTGCAGCCGTAATTGAGCTAATGAAAGCTGGTAGACTTCGTGTTATGAAACGCTGCGAAGGTTTAAGGAATGAGTTGTCTATTTATCACCGTAGGCTTGATGGTAATGGTATGGTTACTGATATTATTGAGAATAAGGAGATGTTCCACCGGTTGGATGCTCTCCGATATGGTGCCAGTATGATCGCCAAATATTCACTAACAGGAGGCATTCACGTATGAGCATCTTTGACCGCTTTGCACGCAAGGAACGACGCACGCTGATTATCCCATTCTGGGAAGAAGGCAAGCCCCATTATGCTAAAACAAATTATCCCGCTCTGGTCAACGAAGGCTGGAAAAAGAACGAGCTGATTTATGCTTGCATTGACCGCATCGCACGCACAGCCTCACAAGTAGCCACTAAGATTGTTGATAAGGATGGCAATGAGCAGCCCGATCATTTGCTCAGGCATTTATTATCACACCCTAATCCTTATATGGCTGAGTATGACTTCTGGCAAGCGGTGATCATTTATCTCAACCTTGCTGGTGTGGCTTACTTTGAAAAAGAGCGCAGCAATGCTGGTAATGTGGTTGGGTTGTGGCCGATGCGTCCTGACTGGACATCACCTGTTCAGTCATCATCACAATTCATTTCTGCTTATCAGTACAAGGCGCCGGGTCGCGCACCAATTTACCTTGAGCCAAAGGATGTATTAGTATTCAAAAACTATGACCCGCTGGACTTATACAACGGTTTTGCTCCAGCGGTCGTGGCAGCCCGTGTAGGTGATATTGACAACTCGGAAACTGATTTTATCAAGACATTCTGGGAGCGCGGCGGTGTACCAACTGGACTGCTCACTTCTACTCAGCACCTATCCGATGCTCAGGTCGAGCTAATCAGAAAGCGCTGGGGCGAGCGTTATGGTGGGTTCAAGAATTGGCTTGAGCCTGCCGTATTGGATGCTGATGCAAGCTATCAGAAAACAGGCTTGACGTTTGAGGAAATGGGCTTTGAGACATTGGATGATAGGAACGAGGCTCGTATCTGTATGGTGATGAACGTTCCCCCGATCATTGTTGGGGCAGCGGTTGGACTCAAGCGCTCAACCTACTCTAACTATGAGGAGGCGCGCAAGTCTTGGTGGCAGGACACACTCATTGGCTTATACGAGCACTTTGACGATGTGATCAATACTCAGCTTGCCCCTGAATTTGGTGATGCAGTGATGAAGTTTGATTATAGCCAAGTGCCAGCCTTGCAAGAGGATATGAACACTGAATGGCAGCGTTATCTGCAAGCTGTGCAGGCTGGGGTGATCACCGTAAACGAATTTCGAGATGGTGTCGGGCTGCCAGTAATCAATGGTGGTGATGTGCTGCTCAGGCAGCTCAGCGTGTATGACCAGCCCGTATCCCAGAAATCATTACTTCCCGCTCCTGAGGGTAAGGATTTTGAGAGTAAAGATAAGCGTACAGAAGATGAACGTAAATTTATCAAAAAGCTGACAAACTTCTTAGAAGACGAGTTCGATAGGGTCATTGAGGAGATAAGTAACGAAACTGGCAAGAAGTCGATATTTTCAACCGACTTCTGGTTCAACGAAGCCGAGCTGCTGAAAGCGGTATTGCGGTCATTGTTTAGAAGTATCACAACAGATGCCAGCCGGCGTGCGTACAATGAGCTGCTCGGATATGGCTCACCTATCTCAATCTCTTGGACACAAGTCAACGAGGCGGTCAATCTATGGGCTGACCAATTCGTAGGTGAGCGGATCACCATGATTACTGATGCCACCAAGCGGATGGTGCAGGAAAAGGTCGTGGCGTGGAATAATACCGGCAAGCCAATGAAAGACCTGATAAATGACCTGAAAGGTGAGTTCGGACCTGTGCGAGCCGAACGCATTGCAGTTACGGAAGTCACCAATGCTTATGGGCAAGCCAATCTTATCACGTGGAAAAGCTCAGGTGTTGTAGAGAAAAAGAAATGGTTCACCGCTTTTGACGAGATGACTTGCCCGACATGTTCAGCGCTATCTGGACAAGAGGTTGCACTTGATGATTATTTTGACGATGGTATGGGCGGGATGTACGAAGCGCCCGCTGCCCACGTCAATTGCCGTTGCTATATACAGCCCGTGGTAAGCAGGTTATAAGATGGCGGATAATACAACCTTCACGATTAAGGGCTTGGACTCCTTGAATGCGCGGCTCAAGGGTATGACTGGTGCTGAGATTCAAAAGACTCTCAAGCAAACTACCGATAAAGCTGTCAAGTACGTTCACAGCCAAGTTCCGCCATATCCCGCTCCGCCTCCAGCAAGTTGTTATTCTCGTACTGGCATGCTTGGGCGTTCAATAAACACACAAGTAAAAGAAGTTGGCTCAGAAATACAAGGAGTGATCGGTTCACCAATAGAGTATTCGCCGTGGGTGATCAGCAGCGAGGCGGTTGCTGAAGTTGGTGCCGGCCCGCAGGCTTGGATGCATAAAGGGCGTTGGTGGACGCTGCAAGAGGTTGTCAATAAGGCATTGGGTGAAGTGAAGCGTATTTACAGCGAAATGCTGAGAGATATGCTAAAATAATATGGAGGCATAATATGGAAGATAAGACATTTCCGAGTTTCACAAAGTCGATAGAAGATCGCACAGTCACAGGCATTGCTGCTGTATTCGGCAATATCGACCTTGTTGGTGATAGGGTGCATAAAGGTGCGTTCAAGAAGACGATTACCGAAAATATGCGGCACGTTCGGCACCTATGGCAGCACAACTACCAATACCCGCCCATTGCAAAAATTGAGGAGATCGCAGAAGTGGGCAAGGGTGATCTGCCTGACGAGATAAGGCAGGCATATCCTGAGGCAACTGGCGGCTTGCAGGTGAAGCGCACTTATCTGAACACGGAACGTGCCAATGAAGTTTTTGAGGCTCTGCGCACCGGTGCTTTGAATGAGATGAGCTTCGGCTTTGATGTGGTTAAGTTCGATATCAGCGAAGAGCCAGATCCAGCTAACGAAAAGACGCGAAACTTGGTCAGGAACATTCGCGAGGTCAAGCTATGGGATACCAGCGATGTGAACTGGGGCGCTAATCCTGCTACGGTAGCTGCTAAGGCGGTCGTGCCCTATAAGGATACTGGTCAGAGTGATGAGCGTTGGGAAGCTCCGAATTTAGGTGATTTTACTGATGTGGGCTTTGCTGAGCTATCTGATGCTGAAAAGACGCGCATCGCTAATCACTTTGCTTGGAGCGAGAAGCTGCCGCCTGAAAATTATGGGCAGCTCAAACTCCCGCATCATAAGCCGTCAAAGGATAGCATCGGTCCTGCTGTGTGGAATGGGGTTGCCGCTGCAATGGCTGCTCTGTTCGGTGCACGCGGTGGCGTGGATATCCCTGACAATGAGATGCAAGGTGTATACAATCACCTTGCAAAGCACTATGCTGAGTTCGATAAAGAGCCGCCTGAGTTCCGCTCTATCATGGCTGTGCGTCAATTGATCACTACTGACATAACCTCTTTAGTCAAGAGTTATTATGTGCAAGGTTATGAGTTAGTTCCGCTCATAACAGAGCTAAGACAAAAGCTCGTGCAAGCCGAGCCGCAGGTTGTAGAGTTCAACCCTGCACTCACTTCACTGGTGATGCGTAAGCTAAAAGTTTTGGAACAAGAATTAGACATTTTGTGAGGTTAATAATATGGACACTTTAGAAAAATTAC